GGGATTGCGGTTGTGATAAAAGAAAAGAAACATTAAATAAGATGTTTCCATATAAATAACAATTAAATTTAATACAATGGCAAAAAAGAAAAAGTACACAGAGTTCGAAGTAGTAAAATCAGAAAACAAATTAGACCAGCAAGAATTGCAGCAAATACAAGAAGCTGTTAGCAAGGCTAATGAAGTGCAAATGCAAATAGGAGGGGTTGAAGCTCACAAGGCTAAACTGTTAATTGACTTAGCACTGCTTAACAAAGAAGTTGAAAGCACACAAAAGATACTTGCAGCTAAATACGGCGATGTAACTATCAATCTTACTAACGGGGAATTCAAAAAGAACGATGCAGCTGATAAGAAAGATTAGTGTTGGCAAAGATTATAAGAATGACGCTATGCACTACACTGTTGGACAGGAAGTGTATGGCGGTCATACTATAGATAACATTATAGAAGAGGAAACAAAATTCTCTATATACATATCTAAAGGTGATCTGGTAATGCCTTGGAAAGACTTTAACAAGAACATGGCTATTTCGGTAGAGTACAATATTTCATGGTAAAATGCAAAGTGTATTTAATTACCTTGTAACACCGCAAGGAGGCAGAACAACAGGACAGATTACAATTGAAGGACAAGAATTACTATTAAACACAGAATTACAAAACCACGAGTATTCAAACAGAGTGGGGATTATATTAAGTTTACCCCTGGCTGAAAAATACAAGGAACTCCGAGAAGGAGACGAGGTTATATTGCATCATAATGTATTTAGAAGATTCAGAGATGTAAGAGGTAAAGAAAAAAATAGTAAAAGCTATTTAACAGAAGAAACTTATTTGGCGCAACCGGACCAAATATACGCATATAGAAGAAACGGGGAATGGAAAGCTTTAGAAGGCTTCTGTTTTGTTTCGCCGGTTAAAGAGACTAAAATGTTCTCTATGGATTTTGAAAAGCCGCTAATAGGTATTGTTAAGTACTGTACTTGCGGAATAGAGGTAGAATCTTTAATAGGATTTAAACCTACATCAGAATACGAGTTCGTTATAGAAGGGCAGAGGTTATACCGAGTACCCACTAATTCAATCACAATCAATTATGGACACAAAGGAAACGAAGAGGAATATAATCCAAGCTGGGCACAAAGCAGTTGAGGAATTAATAAAAGTAGCGGAAGAAGAAATAATAACTAATTCCGAAGACGATTTAACAGCAGACAAATTAAAAAATGCCGCCGCTTCAAAAAAACTAGCTATATTTGATGCTTTCGAAATACTAAGCCGTATTGAAGAAGAGCAAAGGGTACTAGACAATAAGCCTAGAAAAGAAGTTGAAACAACGGAATTTAAAGGTTTCGCTGAAAGAATGTCTAAGTAATGTACGAGCAAAGCTTATACAGTATTATAGAGCCTATTAAGAAGATGACAATATCTAGACTTAATAAAGGCAACAAATGGGAATACGGCTATAACAAAGAGCACGATATTGTAGTTATTAGCAAAACCGGTAAGATAGGCGAGATTTATAAAATACAAGGATTTAAGATAGCTCTTCCGTTATCACCTGGTAAAATAAGTAAGAAAACTAATAAGTGGACTCCGGAGGAATACCCGAGAGAATTAAAAGGAATTAATAACATTTTCGACTGGCGAGATTATCCGGAAGAATTTAAAAACACATGGGGGACATATATAGATGAGCATTTCAGAAGACGCGACGAAGGTCATTGGTTCAATAATAAGGGTGTGGATACTTACATTACTGGTACTCACTTTATGTACTTGCAGTGGTCCAAGATTGACGTTGGGCAACCTGACTTTAGAGAATCAAACAGGTTATTCTACATATTCTGGGAAGCTTGCAAAGCAGACAAGAGAAGCTACGGCATGTGCTACCTTAAAAACAGGAGATCTGGATTTTCTTTCATGGCTTCCGGCGAGACCGTTAACCAAGCAACAATATCTTCGGATGCTCGATTTGGTATATTGTCCAAATCTGGACCCGATGCAAAGAAAATGTTTACAGACAAAGTTGTACCAATATCGGTTAACTATCCATTCTTCTTTAAACCAATACAGGACGGAATGGATCGTCCCAAAACAGAGCTCGCCTATAGAGTCCCAGCCTCTAAGTTTACAAGAAAGAAGCTCGATTCAAACATCGCAGCAGAAGACATCGTTGGCCTTGACACCACGGTCGACTGGAAAAACACAGGGGACAACGCGTATGATGGTGAAAAACTAAGATTATTAGTACACGATGAAAGTGGTAAATGGGAAAGACCAAATAACATACTTAACAATTGGCGAGTAACTAAAACTTGTTTAAGATTAGGTAGTAGGATTATTGGTAAGTGTATGATGGGATCAACATCAAACGCTTTAGACAAAGGGGGTGAAAACTTTAAAAAGTTATACAATAGTTCTGACGTAAATAAAAGAAATGCAAACGGGCAAACAAAGTCTGGGCTGTACTCTTTATTTATACCAATGGAGTGGAATTACGAAGGGTTTATTGACGAATATGGACATCCCGTATTTAATAAGCCGCCAGAAGGCACCCTGGGGCCACACGGAGACGTTATAGAAGTCGGAGTCATTGAGCACTGGAATAATGAGGTAGACGGATTAAAAGGCGACCAGGACGCTCTAAATGAGTTTTACAGACAATTCCCTAGAACAGAGGAACACGCTTTCAGAGACGAAACAAAAAATAGTATATTTAATTTAGCAAAAATATACGAGCAAATAGATTATAACGAAGATTTAGGTAATAGCAATGTACTTACTAGGGGAAGCTTCCAATGGGCTAACGGTGTTAAAGATACAAAAGTATTGTTTACTCCAAATCCTCAAGGCAGGTTTTTAATTTCATGGACACCTAGTTATAATATTCAAAATAGGCAAACAACACGTAATGGTATAAGGTATCCAGGTAACGAACACATAGGCGCATTTGGCTGTGATAGTTACGATATATCTGGAACAACAGACGGAAGAGGATCTAAAGGAGCATTGCACGGGCTAACTAAGTTTAGCATGGAAGATGCGCCGCCAAGTACTTTTTTCTTAGAATACGTTGCTAGGCCGCAAACAGCTGAAATGTTTTTTGAAGATGTATTAATGGCTTGTGTATTTTACGGTATGCCTTTATTGTGTGAAAATAATAAACCTAGGCTTCTATACTATTTTAAAAGAAGAGGCTACAGAGGCTACTCAATGAACAGACCTGATAAGCTTTGGAATAAGTTATCGGTAACAGAAAAAGAAATCGGGGGAATACCAAACTCCAGCGAAGATATAAAACAAGCGCACGCAGCCGCTATTGAAATGTATATAGATAGACACGTTGGCTTAAATAATGAAGGGGAATATGGTACAATGTATTTTAATGAAACATTAAACGACTGGTCAAAGTTTGATATAAACAATAGGACAAAATTTGATGCAGCAATCAGTTCTGGTTTAGCTATAATGGCTTGTAATAAAGATCTATACAGACCGAGCAATAAAATGCAAAGGCAAGTTGTTAATTTAAGATTTGCAAAATACTCTCACGAGGGTACGGCATCAAAAATAATAAGAAAATAATATGGCGATAAGTGTAACAAATAGTTTTTTCCCTAGCCAAGTGGTAAGTGATCAAGATAAGGTTTCTAAAGACTACGGGCTGCAGGTGGGTAGAGCAATCCAAAATGAATGGTTTGACAGCAACTCAGGGGTAACTCGCTATAGAAGTAACCAATCAACTTTCCATAACTTAAGGTTATACGCAAGAGGCGAGCAGCCGGTGCAAAAATATAAAGATGAACTTTCTATTAACGGAGACTTATCTTATTTAAACTTAGACTGGAAACCAGTACCTATACTTTCTAAATTTGTTGACATAGTTGTTAACGGAACAGCAGATAGGGCATTTGATATTAGTGTATATGCGCAAGATCCTTACGGAGTAAGTAAAAGAACTGCTTATTTAGAATCTATAATTAGAGACAAGCAGACAGAAGAACTTAACAACTTCGCGCAAGAAAACTTTGGCATTAGCCTTTTTGAAAATCCACCAGAGTCTTTACCGGATTCTCAAGAGGAACTGGATATTCACATGCAGCTTACCTACAAGCAGGGCGTTGAAATAGCGGAAGAAACCGCCTTAAACACGATGTTCGATGAAAACAGATATGACCTTATTAAGAAAAGAACATACCATGATCTTGTCACGTTAGGTATAGGCGCGGTTAAAAATAACTTTACAGAATCAGAGGGGGTTAAAGTGGAGTACGTTGACCCCGCTTATCTTGTGTACTCTTACACAGAAGATCCATATTTTCAGGATGTATACTACGCAGGTGAAGTAAAGTTTGTGCCATTAAACGAGCTTAAAAAACAATTTCCAAATCTCACTCAAGATGAAATGGAAAAGATACAGCAGCAAGGTACACAAAATTACGGCGTGTTTGACAACACTGTAAGTAATTCTTATTCCAACAACAGAGATTCGAATATTGTACAGGTGTTATACTTTAATTATAAAACCTATATGAATGAGGTTTATAAAGTAAAAGAAACCGCAACAGGAGCCACTAAAATAATAGTAAGAGACGATCAATTTGATCCACCTATTGAAGCCTACGAAGAGCAGTTTGGCAAAATGTCAAGATCACTAGAGGTACTTTACGAAGGGGTTATGGTTGTTGGAACAGACATACTATTAAAGTGGGAAATGGCAAAAAATATGATGCGTCCAAAAAGCGATGTGTCTAAGGTGAAAATGAATTACGCTATTACTGCTCCTAGAATGTATAAAGGCAGAATAGAATCTTTAGTAAGCAAGTGCACGGGATTTGCCGATATGGTGCAGCTAACACATTTAAAGTTGCAACAAGTACTGCAGAGAATGATACCGGATGGTGTTTATCTTGATGCTGACGGTATTAACGAAGTTGACTTAGGTAATGGAACAAACTATAATCCGCAAGAAGCGCTTAATATGTTTTTCCAAACAGGTTCTATAATAGGTAGATCTTTTACTCAAGAGGGGGATATGAACCCAGGTAAAGTGCCTATACAAGAAGTTCCAACAGGTAATGGTGGCGCAAAAATGCAAACGTTAATAGCTACTTACAATTATTATCTGCAAATGATAAGAGATGTAACTGGTCTTAACGAAGCAAGAGACGGGTCCACTCCGGATTCAAGAGCTTTGTTGGGTGTTCAAAAATTAGCGGCAGCCAACTCTAATACAGCAACAAGACATATACTAGATGCCGGTTTATACTTAACAAGAGAAACAGCTGAATGCTTATCTCTTAGAATATCCGATATAATAGAATACCACCCGGCTAAAGAGGCTTTCATAAACAAAATAGGTAGATTTAATGTCGCGGTACTTGACGAAATGTCTAGTTTGCATTTGCACGACTTTGGTATATACATGGAGCTAATGCCGGATGAAGAGGAAAAGCAGATATTGGAAAACAATATACAGGTAGCTCTGCAGCAAAATGCAATAGATCTTTCTGACGCAATAGATATTAGAGGCGTTAGAAATTTAA